CAGCGTGAGGCGATGGCTATTGACGCGGATTACGAGGATGTCACAGATGAGTGAAGCTAACCCGTTAGAAGAGTTTGTGCTGCGTTACCGCGACGACCCTGCGCTGTTTGTGCAGGAGGTGCTGGGCGCTACTCCGCACGATTATCAGGCTGAGTTTCTGCGTGCTGTTGCGGACGGTGAGCGCAAGGTTAGCATTCGCAGTGGCCACGGCACGGGTAAGTCCACGTCGGCTAGTTGGATTATGCTTTGGTTTGTTTTGCTGCGCTTTCCAAACAAGGTTGTTGTCACAGCGCCGACCAGTGGCCAGCTGTTTGATGCTTTGTTTGCCGAGCTAAAGCGCTGGATTAATGAGCTGCCGCCGCAGTTGAAGGTTTTGCTTACGGTTAAGTCTGACAGGGTTGAGTTGAACGCGGCCCCGAGCGAGGCTTTTATTTCGGCTAGGACAAGCCGTGCGGAGACGCCGGAGGCGTTGGCTGGGGTTCACTCGGAGAATGTGCTGTTGGTTGTAGATGAGGCTTCTGGTGTGCCTGAGAAGGTGTTTGAGGCTGCTGCTGGCTCGATGTCTGGCCACGCTGCAACTACGATTTTGCTGAGCAACCCGACGCGTTCATCTGGCACGTTTTACGAAAGCCAGACGCGGATGGCTGACAGCTGGTGGACACGGCGTTGGTCGTGCATAGATAGCCCGCTTGTGTCTGACGAGTTTGTTGACGAGATGCGCGCAAGGTATGGCGAGGAAAGCAATGCCTTTCGCATTCGTGTTCTTGGCGAGTTTCCTATGGCGGATGACGACACGATCATTCCGTTTCACTTGGTTGAGAGTGCGATCCATCGTGACATTGAAGCAACGCCTGACGTTAAGCCGATTTGGGGTTTAGACGTTGCGCGCTTTGGCACGGACAAGACTGCTTTGTGCAAGCGTTATGGCAATGTTGTGACTGAGATTACCAGCTGGCAGGGCTTAGATTTGATGCAGACAGTTGGCCGCGTTATGGCCGAATACGAAGGCTTGCCGCCTTCTATGCGGCCTAGCGAGATACTAGTTGATAGTATTGGCGTTGGCGGCGGTGTGGTTGACAGGCTGCGCGAGCTTGGCGCGCCAGTTAGAGGGATTAATGTTGGCGAGGCTCCGGCCATGGGCAAGACCCACATGAACCTGCGCAGTGAATTGTGGTTCAAAACAAAAGGTTGGCTTGAGGACCGGTCATGCAAGCTGCCGAAGGACGACCAGCTGCTCGCTGAGTTAACTGCAATACGTTACTCGTTTACATCGTCAGGCAAGATGAAGGCTGAGAGTAAAGATGAGATGCGCAAGCGTGGGTTAAAGTCGCCTGACCTTGCGGATGCGCTTTGCCTGACAATGGCCAGCGATGCTGCAACTGCATTGTCTGGTGCAATGTCAAGTTGGAAGCAAACTATTAAACGCAATTTGAAAGGTATTGCATGAAGCCAGTTCCGTTCCACAAGTTGTCACCTAAGATGAAAAATATCCGCATGAACCAGTGGATTAAAACTTACATTGGGAAGGGTTTGAGTTTGGAGGAAGCGCAATTTGCGGCTCGCTGGCGCGCCGGCCATTGGAAGCTGAGTGCGCGCATGGAAAAGATCATGGATGACTTGGGCGAATTGTGATATGCGGCTTGGATAGCCATTTAAAAATAAATGTGCTAATGTGCAGAAAAGCTAGAGGATGATGACATGAAACCATGTAAAGGTTGCCCCACCCCCGCGGCGTGTAAACGTGCTGGCAAGTGCCTTGCTAAAAAATACGGGAAGTAAGTTTTGGTTGGATTGCTAAGTCCATCTGACTACGCTGGCTATGCTGACGAGGGTCGCAGGCTTGCCGTTGACGTGCCGAATGTCACGCCGATGGACGCGGCTCGCTTTATAGCTGAAGCCACGCCGATCATTGGCGACGCGATGGCTGCCAAAGAGATTTACGACGAGGCCACGTCAGATAACCCTAACTGGGCGATGGTAGGCGCACTTGGCGGTGCGGCTGTGTTGGGTTTATTCCCCGGCATAGGTGACGCAGCTGCGAAGGCTGTTAAGTCTGGTGCGCGTGGCCTGCTGGATACGGCGAAGCGTGTTGAGGTTGACCCGAATGCGATGGGTTCACTGTTGGGCAATGTGCGGTTGAAGCCTGCGAGCAAAGCAAACAAATCCGACCTTGACCCGCTTGGTTATCAGAAAACCAGAATGAAAGATGTATATCTTTCTGACACTGATGTAAGGGCAACGGACACTGGCGAAAATCTTGCTCGCCGCCCTATGTCTTGGGAAGAAACTGAAGGCAAGGTTGTCCTTCCATTTTACGGCGACAGAACATCACGGGGGCTGCTTGTTGAAGGTGTTAATGACGTAAATTTTGACCAGCCCGTTTATACTGAAGGCGGAGTTGATTTTATGGTTGGGCCAGCGGCTCAGGCAGATAACTCCATATGGGCATCCAATCAAAACATTATTACCCGCATTGATAAAGAGGCCGCCAAAGCCGCCCAAGAATTTGAAGGTGCAGACATTCTCGGCCTTACGGGCAGTATGGCCCCTGACGCCAACGATTTTGCTACCATGACTGGCGCAGCAATGGCTGAGTTGGTTAAGGGCGCAAAGATAACTAAAAAGTCAGCCAGAGAGTTTGACGAAATTATGAAATCAATTGATCCTGATTTTGTAGGCGTTTTGTCACCAAAGATTAGGGAGTGGGCTGAGACCACAAGCTCACCAAAGCGTAAATCCTTTATTCGTTTGATGGATAGCGCGCCCATGCAAGCCAAAGGCTTTCCAAGCCCAGCAGAAGCGCGTTACAGCGTTACCGATCCAACCCAACGCGACATGCCAGCTGGAATGTTTGGCCTTGGCGCGGCGAGGGTTGATACATCTGCGCCGTTAATGTTTAATTCTCCGAAGGGGAACTTGCCTCAAGCGAGTGTGCCGCACTCAACGTACAACACCCAAATTGCTGGCGAGTATCTTGGCTCCTTGCCTCCTGTGCCGCAGGGCTTGCTTTTCCGAGACGTTTATGACGCCATGGAAGGCAAAGTTACAAAAAGCGGTCAACCGTTAAACGAAGCTCACAAAACTCACGCCATCAAAACAAAAATGCCCGCGCAAAAAATTACGCCGGAAATTTTAGAGGGTATTCTGAGTTATTTATCTAGGATGGAAAAATGAGTGGATCTACATCTTCAATTTCAAGCATTTTGCACACAACTGCATCAAGGCTTTCTAATTGCTCTTCATCCAATCCTAAGTCTTTCGCCTTCAGGACAATCAGTTCTCTGGCCAAATCCACATCAATCATGATAACATCTCCCAAGCATGATGTTGAATTATAGCTGAGGCTTAATCTAATGGCAATCACAACTTACGCAGAGCTAAAGTCTAGCATCGCCAACTGGCTTAACCGCGACGATCTTACGGCGGTTATTCCTGATTTTATTAGTTTGGCGGAAGCTGGCATCAATCGTGACTTGCGGCATTACAAGATGGTCAACCGCGTTGATGCTACGCTGGACAGCCGCTATGTGCAGATGCCTGCTGATTGGATTGAGACTGTACGCTTTGGCATTACATCTGGCACAACGTATCGCCTTGAGTTGATTTCGCGCGATGACATGCTCGAGTATCGTGAGCGCAATTCTGACATTGCGGGTCGTCCGCGTTTTTATGCAAACATTGGCGATACGATTGAGGTGTTTCCAACGCCTGATGGCGAGTACACAATGCAGCTCCAGTATTACGCAAAGACGCCTGAGTTGAGCGACAGCAATGCTGACAATTGGCTGCTGCGCGATGCGCCTGACGTTTACTTGTATGGAGCGCTAATTCAGTCTGCGCCGTACTTGAATGACGATGCGCGCGCTGAGACTTGGGCTGCGCTTTATTCAGCTGCAATGCAATCGCTGCAAAGGGCGTCAGATGACACTCGATTTGCTGGTTCTGGCATCCGTATGCGCGTGACTAGCTATTAGACTGAAACTGGTGTATAACGGCCACAGATATATCTAACGGAGAAATCCATGTCTTTAACAAATGCTTTTGAGACAAGTACACTTCAGTATTTGTTGACAACTGGTAGCGTAACCCGCCCGACAGCTTGGTATGTCGGCTTGTTTACATCTGACCCAACTGACACTGGCACTGCTGGCACCGAGGTGTCCGGTTCTGGTTATGCCCGCGTTTCGGCTACATTCAGCGTCACTGGCGACACAGCGTCGAACACAGCGTCGATTGAGTTTCCAGCGGCCAGCGGTGGCAACTGGGGTACAATCGGATGGATCGGCATCATGGACGCGTCTTCTGGCGGCAACATGATTATCCATTCTGCGCTTGACACTGCTAAAGCCATTAACGATGGCGATGTGTTCCGCATCCCAACTGGCGACCTTGATATTACGGCAAGCTAATGGCCTTGCGCTCCACATATAACTCAGGGGTTTTTAACTCTGGGTTATACGGCGAGCCTGAGACGACGCAGGGCGCTGTTTCTGCGTCTATTGGTGTTTCTGCATCTGCGTCTGCTGTTACGATTGTTGACGCGTCATCGTCTGCGTCCATTGCGTTTGTTGCGTCACAGCCTACGGGTGTTCGCATTGTTGACGCGTCGGCCAGCATAAGTCTTGGCGGCATTGCAAACGTATCTGCCATTACTTATGAAGTTATCCCCGGCTTTCGTCCGGGTTACGGTCTTAACACTTACGGCTCGTATATTTACGGCGAAAACCGCAGCACGGAAGATGCCAGCGCGACTGCAAGCATTGCATTTTCTGTGAGCGTTGCTGGCGGGATTACGCGAAATGTGTCGTCCTCAACTGCGATTGATTTTGCTGCGACTGCAAGTGGCGTTTATGATGTGGTTGGCTCTTCTAGTGCTGCTATTTCAATTTCTTCCGATTTAGAGTATATCAGGATAAGAACTTTTGCGGTTTCCGATGATATTGCGTTTACGCCTGTTGTGAATGCAAGGTATAAATGGGAAGACGCACCCGACCCGACAACCATATGGACAGACGCATCTGATCCATCGACGACTTGGACAGAAGCAGACTACTTAGAGAGGGCCGCATAATGCCTACGACAACAACAAATTATTCTTGGAATAAGCCAACCGTAGGCGGCGACGAAGACGCTTGGGGTGGTTATCTAAACGGCAACTGGGACAGCTTAGACACGCTGCTTGGCGGTGTTAGCAATGCAGAGCTTTCTGTTCTGAGTGGATTAACTTCTACCACTGCTGAACTAAACATTCTTGACGGCGTTACTGCTACAGCTACAGAATTGAATTACAACGACATCACAACCCTTGGCACCGTAGAAGCGTCCAAGGTTGTCACTGCGGATGCGAATGGCGATGTTACGTTTCCTGATGGTGAGAAAGCGTTGTTCGGCACTGGGTCTGATCTACAGATTTTCCACGATGGTGCATCTGGCTACAGTATTATTAAGGACGGAGGCCAAGGAAATTTACTGTTAACAACAGATGGGGGTGAAGTACAAATACTGGGGCAGGGCGGCGCAGACTATTCCGCACGGTTTATCCAAGATGGAGCAGTTGAACTTTATCACGACAACGCCATAAAACTCGCCACCACCTCAGTAGGCGCAGACGTAACTGGCGAACTCATAGCCAACAGCTACAACGAGACCTACGCCGCTGTCACATCGACTAGCAACGCCACAACAGTGAACTGCGAAGCTGGTAACACATTCAGCCACACACTGACAGAGAACACTACGTTCACTTTCAGCAACCCACCAGCATCTGGCACGTCCTACACGTTCAGCATTGAGATCATCCAAGATGCTTCAGCTAGTGGCTTCGCAGTCACATGGCCTGCAAGTGTTGACTGGCCTGCTGCTACTGCTCCAACTCTGACAGCAACAGCTAGTGCTAAGGACATCTTTGTGTTTACCACCCGTGATGGTGGGACTAACTGGTACGGATTTACAGCTGGGCAAGCATTAGCATAAGGAGCTACAATAATGGCTACTAAGAAAAAGATGCTACAGGCTGCGGCTGGTAATGCTACTGGCGGTGCTGGCCTTGACGTGGAAGAGGTGTTCAACACTTACTTGTATGAGGGTACTGAGGCTAGCACTCAAACAATAACAAATAACATTGACCTTAGTGGAGAAGGTGGGCTTGTTTGGGTTAAGGCAAGAGATGATGGTATTAATCATGTTCTTATGGACACGGAGCAAGGTATAGGTAAGTTTTTAAACTCTAATCAAAATTACGCTCAACAAACAAACAGTGACGGTATGAAATCCTTTAATTCTAATGGATTTACTTTCGGCAACCAAACTGGAGTAGGGTGGTCAAATGACCATGTTTATTGGACATTCCGCAAAGCCCCTAAGTTTTTCACATGTGTGACCTATACTGGGGATGGGACAAATAATAGAGCTATCAGCCACAACCTTGGCGGAAGTGTCGGCACACTCATTATTAAGGTTACATCAGTATCAGACAGTTGGCTTGTTTGGCATAGAGACTTAGCAGACGGAGAGGCTCTTACGTTAAACACTACAAACAGTGCCGCAGGTTATTCATCATCTATTCCGCAAGACCCAACAGATGCTTCTTTCTTTGTTAGTAGCAATGTTAAAGCAAACCGATCAGGTGAAACCTACGTTGCCTACCTATTCGCACACAATGATGGTGACGGTGGGTTCGGCCCCACAGGGAATCAGGATATTATCAAGTGTGGTTCGTTTACAGAAAGTACATCTGAGCAAGAAATAAACTTAGGATTTGAACCACAATGGTTAATGATAAAAACTTCTTCCACCACAAGCGGTTGGAGAATCTTTGACATGA